ATTTTATTAGGGTCGTCAGCATCAGCTTTTGACACAACAGTGGTGTTACCGCTAAGTCCTGATATGTAAACTACATCCCCTTTGGTTAGATCCTCGCCTGCTTTAGCTGTAAACGAAACAGCTCCTCTCAAAGCACCAATAAATTCATCAGCCTCAACATCCCCTACTGTTACAATATCTCCGGTGTTATATATACTTGTAGATGAAACTCCAGCAAAATAACTATCTCCTGTAGCGGAGAGATTATTTGTATATGACGTACCACCAACAGTAAGATCACCCGATACAGTTAAATCGGTAAATTCTAAATCCTCAATGTTACCATAAATTGATCCACTTGCACTGATGTCACCAACAACTGTAAGTTCTTCATTAGGGGTAGTTATACCTATACCTACTCTACCAGCATTAGTAACACTGAATATATTACCAGCACCAGTAGCTAGTTTAAGGGCATAGTTAGTATTAGAACTACCACCATTTTCAATGATTAAACCATTGACATTACTGAGGTTAGCTCCCGCGCCGTTGGCAGCGGTTTTGATGTGTAATTTTGCAGAGGGAGCAGCGGTATATGTAGAACCGTTTAATAATGTATCTCCTCTTACTTTTAATCCATCGTGTACGAAAAAATTTTTAGTAGCCATTAAGTTTCACTTTCCACTTATAATTATATTTATAAAAAAAGGCCTGATTAATCAGGCCTTTTCGCTTATATTTTAATTAATTTATACTAGTAACGTTTGCAGCGTTCCTGTTACAATCGTCGCGGTGTTAGACCCATCAGAATTTGATGCTCTAATCTTAAAATAATCACCGTCTATAATAGCATCATATGTAACTTTGAATGTTGCTCCAGTAGAGATATTACCATATTCTGTAAGATATGCATCAGTTCCGTCGTGTATCATTAATAACTCAGCAACCTCATACTGGGAACCTATAGTGGATTGAATAACAACTTTAGCAGATCTGACAGTTGCTTTAGCCATTGAAAGCACAACCCCGTTGTTAGTAGCTGCAGCAACAGTAGCACTTGTAGAATGATAACCTGTAGTTTCTCCACCAAACTTAATAGAAGTATTATCATCACTCGGTGTAAATCTAATATCATTAGAAGAACCAACACCAACTGTAACTGTAGTGCCATCATCACTTATAATAGTATTATCAATTGTACCTGTAGTATCGGTAAACTTAGTAAGTCTATTAGTAGTAGCAGTACCATAATCAACGAGTTTGATATCCCATACTTTAGGATCAATATCATCGGTTACAACTTCATTACCACTACGCACTAATACTGTATTACTGGTACCTGTATTAAGACCAGAAAATGTTACTGTACCGTTAGTCGTTAATGTACCATCAATATCAACATTATCATTGAAATCAATTGCAGAACCACCAGTTTTAGAATAAAATGCATCTGCAAATATACCACCATCAGCACTCAATACACCATCTGCAGTTATTGTAACACCAGTATCCCCGTAACCACCTCCAATATAAACACTACCTGCTACATATAGATCAGCTGAACCAGAGACATTTCCTGTTAATGTTGATGTACCATCAACGACTAGATCTCCGTTCATACTAAGATTACCAGCATCAGTAAGAGTAATACCAGTATCTCCGTAGCCTCCACCTATAGTTGTATTACCATCAATCGTAAGAGTACTATCACCACTAATTGCTCCAGAAACAGTAAGTCTATTATTTGCGTCATAATCAGATGTATTGATACCTATACGACCCATATATACATCAGCAAATTCAGAAACACCTGGCTTACCAGCTCCTGTAACATTAGCAGATAAAATATCTGTAGTAGTACCAGCGAAGAAAACATATGGCTTATTACCTCCAGCAAAGGTAACGTCTCTTATAAGACCTGTATACTTTGTACCACTATCGGAATATTCTCCATAAAAACCGATATCCTTAACATCTGAAGCAGTATTACCGTTAGCTAACTTAATAACCGGGTCTTCAATTAATACTGAAGAAACATCTTGAGTAACTGTATCTCCATTAACTACTAAATTACCTGTTACTGTTAAATCATTACCTATCGTAACATCATCAGGTAAACTAATTGTGATAGTTTGACCAGAAGAGCTTGTAGTTATTTCATTATTTGTACCAGCAATAGTAAGAGTTTGAGTTAATAGATCAACAGATCCTGTACCAGAATCAGCAGCATGATTTAAAGTTGTAACAATAGAAGTCGTACCAATACCTGTGAGTCGGCCAGTCTCATCAACGGTAGCGGTAAGCATTTCAGTCTGTGTACCATAAGAACCTGCTGTGACTCCTGTAGCTTTAAGGCCTACTCCTTCTATAGTATAACTTTCTGCAGCTGAACCTACTCCGATCGTACCAGTAAGTGTCTCGAAAGTAGTATTTAAAGCGAAAGACTCGACATAATCCCCAGTAGTATCTGTACCTAAAGCAACACTATTAGGTTGAATGGTTGTAGTAATGTTCTTTTCACCAGTAAGATTATCAATAGATAAATAACCACCTACATCTCCAGAAAGAGAAAGAACAAAAGCAGGAAAAGTAAAACCACCACCAGCGTATATCTCACCATCGGCGGAAATATTTCCTGTACTTGTAAGTGTGACACCAGTATCTCCGAATCCACCACCCACATAAACGTTTCCATCAAATACCCCTATACCGTTAGCGGATAAGTCTCCAATGTTACTGATTGTTAAGCCTGTGGAGCCATAGCCGTTACCGACCTGTACTTCCAAGGCAGAAAGGGTTCCACGTAAAAGATCTATGTTTTCTCCAACGTATAAACCATTCTTTACTCTAAAATCTTTATTTATAATGGCCATATATTATTATTTAGTCTCTACTAATCACATATAGTGCCGAAATGTTTTATACGCCAATTGAAATGATTCCTTAAAATACTATGTACAAATTTGTCTGTAAGTTCTTTATCGGTATTTAATTGTATATAAGTAAGTTTTTCAGCTTCGTAATCACAAAAACCATAACCTATACCAAACATTATATGTCCTTCGCCCTTCACACATACAACATTTATGATATTATTATAATCTATATCATATCCATAATATTTAAATACATCTCCTGATGAATATTTTACTATATCTGATACTTTAAGGTCATAAAATCTAGAGTTAGAAGAATATTTTCTATTAATAATATCGTCCCAGAACTCACCGCTGTTCATTTTTTGAGCTCCATTACTTTATTATGACCGACAATAACTTTCGGGTGAGCAAACACTGGTATATCTTTCTTTTTGCATTTCAAACAAAACGTAACATCCTCCATACAAAAGTCTTCAGCTTCTCTAATCTGTAAAAATGTTGGTTCAAACCATGGATATTCTAATTGCTCAAAAACTCCTTTTTTAATTAAAAGAAAACCAAACCCTATATACTCAACTCGAGTAGGATATTTACCGTCTTTAATATCATCAGGTCGCATGAATTGAAAATAACCATTTTCGCTAAAAAATTCTTCATCCCATATTTTTACAGCAGCGTATTGTTCTCCATCTGCCATAATATAAAAACCAGATATTACATCTTTACCTGAATCATATAGTAAATCGAAATCTTTATTATTAAATGTTATATCATCATCAATCCATAAAATATGCGTGTAGTCTTCTCCTCCAAATGGTAGTTGATCTTTACCGTTAGATGGATTACCTAGTAAACATTTATTACGAGTTTCATATATGTTGCGAGAGAAAGTAGTACAAAACTTATACTTAATACCTCTTTCCTCAAAGTGCTGTAATAAGTTGGTAATATTTTTAATATAATTCATACTAAAACTAGTACCAGGGCAACATATCATTATTTTATCCATATACAATTTCCTTTTTCAAGATATCAATATCATCATATACATACAAATCTATCATTGCTTCTTCTCGTAGCCGTTTGCAAATATCTACATCTACAAAATTCATATCTTTAGCTTTTTTTGATACATGTGGTTTAAACCAAGGGTAAGTTAATTTTTCAAATACTCCTCTTTTAATTAATGTCATATCAAATTCTGAATGATCAGCAATAGCAACGTTATTAATAAACTTACCACTTAGCTTATAACGATCTCTTACTTTCGCGGATATAAAAGATAGGCCTAAATTATTAGCTTTGGTATATAAAGAAACAAAATCTTTAACTGTAAAGCTAATATCTCCGCTCAAAAAGACTAAGTACTCATAATTTAATCTCCCTTGAAAAGGTTTCTGTTTAGAACCAGCTAACACACTACCGCCTAAGCACATTTGTTTAGCATAAAAGGCATTACAACTTTGACCTTGAGTTAGTAAAAATTTAATATTTTTTTTGTTTAAAAAATTACATAAACCTACCCAAGACTTCAAAAACTCAGGAGTATAATTTAAATCATAAAAACAAAATACAAATTTATTCATACAATTAATTCTTTAATTTGATTTTGAATATAACGAAGTTTACTCTCAATATCTTCTCTTTGTACTCGAGGATCAGAAGAAAAAACCTCAACAAACACAGAAGATAATTTATCTACAGCATCGTTCACGCCTTGACGATATAAGGAATATCTTTTTTTAGATTTAGAGACAGCCATCGTGAGTATTTACAATGGCAAATTAAGAAACAACTATTAACCGAAAGACTTATCTAAGGTGAAATTAGCTTTACTAAATTCTAATCTATCAACAAATTTAATAGCTCCCCCTGCAGCGTCCACGGCTACATAACCTTCGGGTTCGGTAACAACAAGATCTCCGTTATCATCAAAAAGATAATGTTTCATAGATACTCCTTTCATAATATTATTATACTTTTGTATAAAAATATCTTTACCTTGTTTAATTAATACTTGAAGTTTGAGTAGCTTAGTAATATCTTCCTTAGCTGAACTAATCAAACCTAGCATTTGATCTTTTATTTGAGAAGCTTTTTGTTTACCGCGGTCACTCTTAAGAGAATCAATTTTACGATCCATCCTACCTTCAACCCATTCTACATACTGTTGGAACGATACATCTGTATCTTTTAAAAACTCTCCTTGTCTAATTTCAGTATTGATATAAGTGTTTAAACCTTTGTAGATGTCTTCATCAATACCATCAAAATTAATTTCTTTTGTTAGTTGAGTAGCTTGTTGAATAAGTTCTCTAATAAAACCTGTCTCTTCATCTGTAAGTGTAACATAACCTGCATCATTTTCAAAATAAGCATCCTTTACATAAACTTTAGGCCCAGGATCTAAAGTAGATACATCTACGCCAAACTTCTTAGTATTAAATCTAGGTTTACCTTCTTCATCTAATTGTACGTCATACTCTGTATGAAACACAACCCCAATATCAGAATTCAAAATATCTTGACCTTCTTTACTATTTGTAGGAACAGCGTATACAATAGTATTAGGTTTGAAGGTGACATGATCTTCTCCATCAATCACTGCTGTTTTCTTTATTTCGTTATCAAATAAAAAGTCTCCCTGATAAACTCCATCAATATTAGTATCTTTAAAATGAACAAAAGTCTTTACTAGCTTATCTACTAGACCTGGAGCAGCTGCATGATTGATTTTGATATCTTTGATACTGTAATTAAGTTTAGGTTCAGCATTGAATACCGATTTACTACCTACAAAGAAGTTACCATTAGGATCTCTGCCAATAACAACTGCTGGAGCGCCATCATACTTAACTGTTGTGTTGATAGCTTTCTTTGTTCCGCTATCTAATACTTGAGAAAGAGCATTTAAATAACCAATAGCCCTATTAGCTCCGTCTCTCTTGTTAGTTAACACTAATTCTTCTAAATGAGTTAGATGCTTATTAGGACCAGCTTCTTCATAAAGTTTGAAGTATTGCTCAAAAAGTATCATATATTATTATTTATTTTTTAATCCTCATTATCTCGACACGAATTTTGTAGTTCTCTTTTGTAGCCCAGGCATCACAATATCCTTCAGCTACACAATACCTAACTATATTGTCTGGAATAGTATTACCTTTTATTTCGTTGTTATCATCATATATAGTTATTTTATTAGGAACTACTCGTACCCTAAATCCCATAATAATAACATCGTAAAAAATACTAGCCACTATAAATAATTATATGTTCAGCTTTAAAGAAGTCTACGAAAATATTACAATACCTGTTTACGAGAATGAAAACTACATTGGAATGCTCAAGTTCGACTTGATTGATGAAGATGTTTTTGAAGAAGCAGAATACCAAGGCCGTAAGGTTAAGTTAAATAAACCTATGCGTGGAGATGTTAAAAAGTTTAAAGTATACGTAAAAGATCCTAAAACAGGTAATGTTAAAAAAGTTAACTTCGGAGACCCTAATATGAGAATAAAAAAGAACATCCCTGGTAGGAGACGTTCTTTTAGAGCTAGACATCGTTGTGATACCCCAGGACCTAAGACTAAAGCTCGTTATTGGTCCTGTAGAATGTGGTAATTATATTTTTTGAGTATTACCTGAAAGCTTCGCAAGAGGCATTATAGAAGATCTTAATGCTTTAATACCGTGATTTCCTCCTCGGGAAGGATTATATCTACCATATAAAACAGCATCATATTCTCCCTCAGGAGCTTCTCCGTTATATGATATATGAGCTGCATCAAACTCATATGTATTATTTCCTATTTTGTTTAGTTTGACATTACCTTGTAGTAATAAAGTAACATTATCATAACCAAAAGGCTTGCCGTAATCAGGACCATATATAGCAAGCATTTTGAGATTACTATCTTTAATAGGTCTATATACTGATGAACCAGGAGGCATACCATCTGGAAATAAATTAGCTATTTTTTTAATAAATGATTTAACTTCAGGGTGATTGTGGATTATCTCTCCAGATTTTAAAGATGTACCACCATACTGTTGATAGTGTTTAGCGGTGGTTCCTTTCTTATGAGAAATAAATACAACAGGGTTTCCGTCAAATGTTAAATGAAAATCACTTTTAGGTGTACCTGGAGTAGTTTCAATACCATTAACTTTATATTTTTTATTAGCAATTTTTATGGTAGTGAATTCTTTACCCTCGTCGTTCAATATATCTTGAATTTGGTTAGAAATAGAATTAAGTACTGTTGATTCATCTCTAACTCCAAAGCCTTTACCTTTACCTAACGTAACAGGGTATTCAGTACCATCAGTATCTCTAACAATATAAGTATCGAGTTGACTAGATGTTGATCCAGGTTCGTTAGGTTTAACAACTTTCACGATTTCTAGACCTGCGCTTTGAATATCTCGCGGAAACTGGGCAGAGTTATAACCATCAAGAGGCTGTAGTCTTACGTCTTTACTAGAACCCCCTAAAGATAATTTAGAGTTAGTACTAGCAATTTTGCTACCTAAAGCAGCTCTAGATAACCGTTCGTTAAAAAAATTTTTAAATTTACTCATAATTTTTTTAGTTTGATTGAATAACCATCTGTATCATTATAACCGAAACTTATAAAAGAACTTATTTTATTCCACCCTTCAATAAAATTATCAGGTACTGTAAATCCTTTAAGATTTAAATTTTTATCAAAACATACAACAGAATTAAAATCATGTAATTTCTTATAAGCATATAATTGAGCATAACCACCAATCTGAGTAAACATACTACCTACCCCTGTTAAAGATAACTTTTTTCTTTTTTCATTATCTTCATGTATATAGTTAGTAACTGCAGTAGTTAAATTTCTCAAAATACTAATATCGCTTTTAATTAAAGAATCTATGTGCTCAACATACGGGTCAGTACCTGAAACTATTGCAATATAATACCCTAGAGTATCTATATTGGGTACATCTTTGCCTTGTTCATCTTTTTTGATAAGAGCTTCTATTGCTTCTTTATCATTATATTTCTTTTGAGAAGTATTAATGCTTGTTTGATCTTTAGATCTTAATAACAAACCATTACCCTTTAGTTCGATTTTAAAATTATCAAGGATAATATCCCCTTTAGATCCTTTTTGACCATTACAGAAAAAGTTTAAAAATAATTCTCCAGAACCAGCTTGTTGTCTACCTGTTGTATTTTTAAATTTAGCATTCCAGGCTTTATGCAAAGAAGGGCTAGATCCTATTTCTTTTTTGAATCCGTTAGAAATTAAATCTGTTACATTTATTGATTCTCCATCGTTTGCAACTTGTAACAAAATATTTTTACAATTATTAAAATAATCTTCTTTAAGGTCTAAATTATATTTTTTTATAAAAGATAAAAAGGTATGTATATTACTTTCATCAAATTCTTTGCTTACTTTTTGCAATCGATCTTTTATTTTATCTTTTAAATCAGAAGTCTCAGCAGATCCTGTATTAATATAATCAATTAAAGTATTATTAAAATAATCATCATCAACACTAGCAATAAAATCAAAATTATTCTCAGAATTTTTTCTATATAATTCTACGTTCTCTAGAAAAAATTGTTTAAACGTTTTCATATTTTGTCTTTATTAAAGTCGTCTGCGCGTTGTTTAGCTACATCTCCCCAAGTGACGTCTTGACCTTGAAGAGCAAAAAGTGCGCTTTTCGCAGATGGATCAAGATTAGTATTACCAGGTTTGAGTTGTTTTTTAGTTGGAAAGTGTTTTACGAGAGTTAATTCATCAAGACTAATTAGATACTCTCCTACAGCCTTTTCTATATCTACGTCTTTATACATATCCGACATTTCAGGGATATCGCGAAAGTCATCATACTCTCCTTCTGCTACTTCTCCTCCTTGATCATCTACAACCTTTAAAATATAATTCACTAATGACTGTACTTTTTCATCAGGTACATGACCATATGGTTTTATAATAATGTGACGTTCACTATGTCTTCCAGAAGTTGATACAAGAGTATAATGCCATTTCACCTCTTCTTGCTCACTGAAAAATTGTTTGAAGGATATCATTAATTACACCATCTTTCTTTTAACCACGTACTTAAATCTTTCTCTCCTAAAATTTCTTTATTAAACATATGATCATAAGAGCTAATAATAATATCATTTAGCTTAGCAATATAATCATTATCTCTTAAATTTTTAAAAGCAAGATTTTCTACAGAATATTCTCCAGCGCTAGATAAACCATCTTTGCGCATTTTCATAATTCTTAATTTTAATTTCTTAGCACGTTTATTAACTAAACTTAATTCCTTTTCGTCGCTAAGTTCGGAAATTACTTCTTCAAGAGATCTAATCTCTTTTTTGAACTCTTCTGCTTTACGAACAACATCTCTATGATCAACTTCTGGTTTTTCTAAAACTGGTTTCTTAATCCATTTATTATCTTGTAAGCTAAACAAACCTGATGCTGTATGTGGTTCGTGTATATCTTGGAAGTATAATTCTACTTCATGACCGTTAAGCTTAATATCGTGACGGAGATTCCATATAAATCTCTTACCGTCTAATGCTCTTTTAACTAAATCCTCGTCTTCATTAATATCAGCAAAGTCTAATAATATATGAACATCTAGATCAGACTTTTCAGAGTAATTATAATTAGCTAAAGAACCAGTAAGTTGAATATCTTCAATAATACTATCCTCTACATGCTCATCTTCTTTCAAAAAATCTCCAACAATTTTGAGAATAGCAGATCTAATCCCATTATCAAACACTTCACCGTCCCAAAAATTAGGATGAAGAGTGTCGCTATAATAATTTCTATCTTCATAGAATCTAGAAAAGGACTCTTTCTTAGTCGGGAGGTTATCATGCTTTGTAGAAGCATAGTCTTTCGCAGCCTTTTTAGAGAGGCTTTTTGCTGCTCGTTTGAGCTCTTTAGATGCTCCTTTAACCTTTTCACCTTTTTGGATGGCATGTACCATACCCATAAATCGTTGTTGTTTTTTGCTTTGTGCTGGCATATTATAATCCTAAAGTTCGCGGATCAGTCGCAATATAAATTTTTGTATGTTCTTTATCTTCGGGTGGTTCACCCTCTCGTTCAACTTCATACTTTAAATATTGAAAAACAGATCTAATATAGTCTGCTGCTTTTGTAATCTTGGCTTCTGCCCAGTCATCTAATGGATAGTTATCATCAAGCATATCATGAAGCATTTTGGCATTGTCAGCTATATTGAAGAGGTCACTCTTCGCCATACGTGCTTCACCATCACCTGTATTACCATCAGAAGACTGCTCGTGCTCTCCACCACAAGCCCCACAAGCTTCTAATAATTCATCTAATCGTTTATCAGTTTTCATACTTAGAATAAAGAGTGTGAAGGTTCACCTTGAATTTGAGTTTCATCAACAGTAATACCTTCTTGACCTAATGATTGTAAGTTATAAGCTACTCCATCACCTTCTTCGTTTTCTTCAATACCTATAACAACAGCGTCAAAGTCGTCTCCAATTTGGTCAGCTGTGAATACATCTCCAACTTTGAATTTAGCAGCACTAAGATCAATTTGCTCACTCATTGATTGATCTTCCTCGTTAACAAATCTACTTAGGTTATCAATTTCATTGTCTACTTCAGATGCAATGTCAGTCTGCATAAACTCTTCTTCAGACATACCCTTGTAATTAGACTCACCAGGATCAGATACATTTATATCTTTATAGCTCTGAGACTTAGTGTTGTATTGAACATAATAAGTGTGATTAGTTTTTGTAGTAAATTCTAAAGTAATATCACCACCGTCTTCGTCTATATCAACTCCATGAATTTCTGTAGCTATATTAGGTACATATTTTAGTTTATCGTGATAATAATCAGTGTATTCATTAAGACTTACATCTGCTTCTTTTAAAGCTTTGGATATAGATTTGCGTCTATTACGTAAATACTCGTCGGTTTTATCCTTTTTGCCGTCATTATTAATATCATCATCCTCTTTACCTACAGGGTCAAGAGCTTCTGATACAACTTTATCTTCTTTATTAGTTTGCTCTTTGTTAGGATATTCATGTTTATGTACTCTATTAAGTACATCTTGAGGATTAATTACTCGATGCTTACTTACTTGCTCGAGAATCTCACCCATTTTTTCATAATCACTTTGTTCGTAGACTGACATATAATTATTTATTTAGTTTTGATAATTTTACATAAATAATTATGTGAATAATACGTTTGATACATTATATGAAAATATATTAGCTAATATTTCTGAGGGTGAGAAAAAGGGATTATGGCACAATATACGCAAAAAAAGAGGAAACCCATCATCTAAATGGAAGAATGATCCAAAATATAGAAAACAAATGAAGGATCAAGCTAAGAAAATAGCTTCAGAAAAAGATATACATGATCCAGTTCGACCAGGAATACTCAAAAGACAAGTAAAAGGTAAAGTAACTTGCTCAAAAGCTAGATCTATTAAAGGTAAACAAAAAGATAAAAGCAATAACACTGCTAAAGCAGCTCAGAGATTTCTAAACTATCATTGTGAAGCTTCAAAAGCTACTTGCTGTGGTAGATGCGGTAGAGTACATGTAAAGGGTACTAAGTGTAAAAGACCTTACCTTAAAGGCAAAGATCATTGTAGAAACAACTAAGCAATAAAGTATTCCCAATCTCTATGCTTAGTAGATATTAATTCTACCATTGGTAAAGGCCCTGGAGATTTAGGCTCTTTAATTACTTTGAGATAAAACTCATTAGGAAGTTTAGAGCCTTTTTTATTGTTTATTTCTTTATCACATAAAACCATATTGTTCCATGTATCTTTACCTCCCCTAGATTTAGGTATCCTATGATCTATACTACAATTGTTTCTACTTAACTTTTTGCCAGTATATTGACAAACTCCTCTATCTCGATTATAGATCCCTCGTTTGTTAGGTCTTAGTTCTCGAAAATTAACTTTAGAATAAGATTTAGCTATTATAACAGTAGGTTGTCTGATTATACCTCTTATAGTGTGAATACCTTTGCAGTATTCTGGCACATCAAGATCGATCCATTCTTTCCAACTAATAGGTTGAATCGATGGCTCTTTATCTACATAATCAATTTGTACTAATTGCCAGTCTTTATTCTCATAAACTGCAGAAATAGCTTCTTTAAGCCTTTTGACCCCTATAGGTAACCAACCACTGTTGAGTACCAGCACATAACTATTTTCTACACCCATGATAAAGTTAGATTCTTACAAGTTCTTTTTCGTATTTTTGACTATGATCACATTCCCCGTAAAAGTAATTATCGAGTTGTTCGATAAGTCTATCCTTAGCTATTTGTAAATCCACTTTAAACCATTCATTACGTATTTCAGATGCAAAGTAATGCATCTGTTCTTTAATTTTTTTCTCAGCTTGAAGATATAAGGGGTGTTTGATAGAATATACTACGCTATAATCTCTAAATGGAGAACCTGTTTGATAAGAACGCACACGAGTATTAATATTTTTAGTAGTACCTACTTTAATCCAACCTGGCCAGGCATTATTAGTAATAAGATACAAATATCCTTCGTCTAACACAAAAGTATTTAGTTAGACGAGCTGAATTATCTCTAAAAACTAAAATCCGAAAAGTCCGTATCCGAAGTATCTTGCTTGAAAGAGCCTACTTTATATGTCTCAATTTGTGTTTCTTGAGGAGCTACTTGTACGTGCTTAGACTCAGTCCAGTTCTTAATCCATAGAATGGGGTTAGGAATTTCTTCGAAAATATTACCAATACCAATCGATCTAGAACGCTTATTAGTCAAATGCTTCATATATTGGATAAGAATTTCGTCATTAAGACCTAACATAGAACCATCTTTGAACAAATAACGAGCCCATTCCATTTCTTCTTCAGCCGCATCTTTAAACATCTTTTCAACAATAGGCTGACATTCATTAACAATTTCAGTAAACCCTTCAGAATCGTTATTTTTTAAATACTTGAGAATATTTTGAGTGAAAGCAAGATGTAGATTCTCATCTCGATTAATCAAAGAAATAATCTTAGCGTTTCCCTCCATTGTCTTATTCTGTGCAAAGCAGTACGAGCAAGCGAATGAGA